AGTAGCGGGACTGTGTTTGGCAGCATTGGTTCTGGAGGTGCATTTGATTTTCAGGTAGGTGGTCACGCAATCACTTCTTATAACACAGGTCAAATTATGATGAGAATGTTTGCTCCATCAGGGCAAACTGCCAATATTCAAAACTGGTATGTCAATAGCACAATTGTTTCAAGTATTGGTCCAGCGGGAAATATCTCAATACTTCTCAACTCCGCCTCAACCGTCGGTTTAATCGTCAAAGGCGCACCATCCCAATCTGCTAAATTGCAAGAATGGCAAAATAACAGTGGCACAACACTAGCATCTGTAAATAATAATGGTGTTTTTGAAACTAGTGCTAGTATTTATACTCCATATTTACAACCTGTTAATGGTGGCGGTTCATATTTATCACTTACACAAGGAAATCCTGTTACTGCAAATACATCAAGTGCATCAGTTGTTCCATTTGCTGTCAAAGGCGCGGCATCCCAAACAGCCAACCTACAAGAATGGCGGAACTCTGCAGGGACTGTGTTGGCAAGTATTAACGCTAGCGGAAATGCAACTTTTAACACATTGACAGTCAATACAAATAATACTGTTTACTTTGGAACAAGTAGTGGAATCTATGGTACCACAGTTGCAATAAAGACATATACCGATTCAAATGTTGGGCTTGTTGTCCAAGCAACTGGTTCTGGACAGACTGGCAATTTACAAAATTGGAATAATAGTGTTGGTATTGTGTTGGCAAAAATTAGCGCATCAGGCAACATTGTGGCAGGAGATATGGCCATTGCCACTTCATCAGTATCAACAATACATATTTCTAACGGCACTATTCCATCAGCAAATCCAACAGGCGGTGGTGTCTTATATGTAGAGGCAGGAGCACTTAAATTCAGGGGTTCAAGTGGAACAATTACTACAATAGCGGTAGCATAATAATAGATTTCATAGGTCTATGGGGGCTATGATTACAAAACAACTAACAAAGGAAAACACAATGGCAATAGATTACTCAGCACTTTTAACAGACGCTCAAAAGCGCGAAATATTGGAACAGCGTTTAACTCAATTTGTTTCAGAGGCATACCAACATGATATTAACAAGAAAATCGCAACTACATCTAACAACACAGAAGGCGTCAAAGCCGCTGACGATGCTTTAGTAATTCTTGATACAGCCATTTTTGTTCATCAAGAAGCACTTGCCGCATTACCTGTTAAAGCAGATGCTTTACCAAGTTAGTCGCTGTTTGTAAAAACTACTAGTTATGTGATAGGTGACCTTTTCTAATGACTCCAAACATAGGAATTATAGCAAGTGGAATAAGACCGCCTGTAACTCCACCTGTTACTCCACCTGTTACTCCACCTGTTACTCCACCTGTAACTCCACCTGTTACTCCACCTGTTACTCCACCTGTAACTCCACCAGTAACTCCACCAGTAACTCCACCAGTCACACCACCAGTCACACCACCAGTAACTCCACCAGTAACTCCACCAGTAACTCCACCAGTCACACCACCTGTTAGTCCACCTGTTAGTCCACCGCCAATATATTATGCATTTATATGCTCATCACAAGATGTTATTGATGGTTATTGTTCATATGTATATCAATGTTCTGGCGCAGCAAGCACTAGCGGCATATGTACATGTTCGCCAAGTTATATACCATGTTGATTTATAGAAAAGGACATCATGCTAACTGACGCATCAATCGCATATGTTAAAACAGACATAAAAGGCATAGCCCTTGTTTGGGTTATTGATGGTCAATGTCTTTATGATTTGCCATTGAATAAACAATATGCAGATATATTCTTAAATGCAGACAATGTAATAGATATATCTAATCAACATACCGAGCATAGTGGTATTACTGTTCAAATCAAAAAAGGAAATGAAATATTAGAAGAATTTCAAACCTCAGAATACTTTGGAACTATTCTTTTGAGCAATCCCCAAGTCTTAGATTTAAGTCTTTACGCTGGGGGAAACACAATAATTTCTCCAAATGCTACATTTGATGGAGAAAAGTTCTTAGCAACAGAATCAAAGTAACAAACACATGGGAACAAGATGGGAAGAATATAAAAAGAAAAATGGCGTAACCCCATTAGACATGCTTAGTCCACAGACTATAAAAGCCTCTAATGAATTGGCTGAACAAAGGTTTGATATATGTAAAACATGCCCAGAGTTGATACAATTAACAAAACAATGTAAAAAATGTGGGTGTTTTATGACTGCAAAAACTAGATTACAAGCAGCAAAATGCCCAATAGGGAAGTGGTAATTATGATAGAACTAGCACCAGGAATAGTGATATTTGAAAATGTATTTCCTAAGTCAATGGATTATATTGTTAAAATTCAAGAAGCAGGTATTTCTTGGAGAGCAGCAGAAGTGCTTGTAAATCAAAATGAACACGAATCTGGAACAGACTTTAGGGCTAGAGATACAGATTTGATGATGCTTCCTCACCATACTGAAGATGGAGATAGCATACTTCATGAGTTTACAAAAGAATTTCACGCAAGAATGACGGAATGTTTAAACCAATATCTAAGCGCTTACTATGCGAAGATAGAAAAGTTTGAAGTTCCTCAGTTGCTTAGGTATGGCAAAGAACAAAAGTTTCATGACCATATAGATGACCACCCATTTTTTACTAGAAGAATATCATTGACTTATTACTTAAATGATGAGTATGAGGGTGGAGATGTAGAGTTCAAAAGACATGGGTTAAGGTTTAAGGCAAAGAAAAACGACCTTCTTATCTTTCCATCAAACTTTGTATATAACCATGAAGTGCATCCAGTAATTTCTGGAACAAGATATGTGGTGGTTCAATGGATGGCATAAACAAAGAAGTTGGGTTAATCAAAAATGTTTTAAGTCTTACTGATTTTGATAGAATTCGTATGTATTTTAAGAATCATCAAGGTTTAGCCTCATTAGATACAGATGAATTTGGCAGAAAATTGCTTGGAGATAAAACAGATTTAATACTAAAAGAGTTTAGTGAGATGTTATTGCCAAAAGTAAAAGACTACTTTGGCAGTCAGACAATGCTTCCATCATACTCATTGTTTGCCGAGTATTCTGATGAGGTAATTAGCCTTCATAAGCACAAAGACGCGAATGCCTGCACATATACACTTGATTTGGTGCTTTACCAAAATGACCCATGGGCTTTATTTGTAGAGGGTAAAGCCTACTCAGCCAAGCCAAACGAAGCAGTCTTATTTATGGGCGAAGAATATGAACATTGGAGAGAAACTCTCTATAATAATACTGGAAAAATTGGAGTTGTATTCTTTCATTATGTTGAACCACATCATTGGTGGTTTACAAAAGGTCCAGAATACATACAAGAAATTCTAAACAAAAAGAGAATGGAACAACAATGAGGGCGGTTAATACAAAATTAGTAGAAAACTTTCTTTCAGTAGAATTATTTGAGAAAGTAAAAACACAGGTGCTTGCTAAGCAACTAGGTCCAGAAGGTCCACATTTTTATCATACTGTTGCTGGGCGTTGGCTTACTGAAATACATTTTGATGCTGAAACAGAAGCCCAAATCTTAGAAATAGCAAAGAAAACATTTGGCGAAGAAGATATAAAGCGTGCTGGTTTTCATACTGGAAGATATCAAATTCAAAATGGTATCAAACCCCAACTATGGAAACATTACGACCAATCTGCCTGTCAGTTTTCATTAGATATTTGTATAGAGAAAACAATAGACTGGCAGTTAGTTGTTGAAGATGTAGTGTTTAATGAAAAACCAAATAGTTGCGTTGTTTTTTCTGGGAACAACAACATGCATTGGAGAACACCTTATCCTTCTGACAATGAAAATGATTATGTAACTCTTATATTTATGCAGTTTGCAAAACCTGACCATTGGTTTTTTACTGAAGGCGCGGAAGGTTTTAATCGTCATGGTCATAAAGCAGACTATAAATTTAGAGAAAAGATGGGTTATTGGTCGCAACCCGATTACAGTAATGACCGACCAATATGCGCATGTTGTGATTATAGACCCGTGCTTAATTTTGAGGAACAATACTTAAAAGAAAAAAATATATGATAAGTAGATTCTATAAGTTTTTTTCTAAATATAAAAAAACAATTTATTGCCATAAAAAATACTGCAGTATTTCTAATCATATATATAAACCTAGGGATATTAACTGGGTTGAGCAGAATAGAATGCTTAAAGATTTAAGACAAAAGCAACAAGGGCAACCAGAAAAAACAGTCTGGTGGTCTATATGATTACTGGCTTACTTCTAGGCTTTATTTGTGGTGTAATTGTTGGATACATATACGGCAAGAACTAAGGAGAGCAAATGGCTACTACCAGTTATAGGTATTTATTTGCTGACCTAGTAACAAACGACATACTTGCTGAATTACCCTTGACCAATGTTCAATTTACACAAGTTCTAAATAGTCCAGGAAGTTTCTCAGGAGAGATATTAGGTTCAGACGCGCGCGAATTAGCCTACGATATTCCAACAAGTACCGAACCAGCACGAACAGCCATTTATGTAGATAGAGATGGCGTACTAATCTGGGGTGGAATTATATGGCTAAGAACTTGGGATACTGATTCTCAAAAGTTTACTTTCTCTGCTCGCGAGTTTGGTTCGTATTTTGAACGCCGAAGAATTACGGGTGACATGATGTCTGGTCAACAAGCACTTGTATATCTAAATGAAGACCAAGTATTTGTAGCGCAAGACCTTATGACCTTAGCGCAGGCTGTAACGGGTGGAAACATTGATGTAATCGTGCCTAACAATACTTCAGGCGTTCTTGTAACTCGTGTCTATTATGACTATGAATTCAAAGATGTTTGGGGTGCTATCAAAGACCTTAGTAATTCACAAGATGGTTTTGACTTCAATATAGATGTTGCTTATGACGCTAATCTTGAACCTAGAAAATACGCACACACAGATTATCCAGCGCGCGGAGTAGTTTATACACCTAGCCCTTCTGCCCTAGTTTTTCAGTTTCCTGGAAACATTGTTGCTTACGAATGGCCTGATGATGGCTCAATTACAGCAAACACAATGTATGGAATTGGTCCACAGTCTAACGAGGCTAAAATCCGAGCAACTGCTGTTAGTCCTATTGACCAAATAGCCGCAGGTTACGCGTTATTAGAAGACACAGTTTCATATACAGACCAATACGACCCCGATTTATTACAACAACAAACGCTTGGTGAAGTAACTGCCAAGCAAGTAGCAGTAGTTACGCCTAGAATTATTGTTCCTGCTTACGCTGACCCAGTATTAGGTTCTTACAAAACAGGCGACCAATGCCTGCTAAGAATTACAGACGATAGATTTCCTAATAACGGAAGTGGATTTGGCTTATCTGTCGTAAAACGCATTGTTTCTATAAATGTGCAACCTGGAGAAAATGGTCCTGAACGCGTTACACTTACTCTGACCGACCCTACTTAGGAGTAGCGATGCCATATATCAATTTGCCACCTGTGGTATCTGAAATGTTTTGGGATTTAGATAGACGCATACGCTCGTTAGAAACTTCTTTTAGATTCAACGCTCCGTCATTAGATTTTTCTACTGACCTGCCAACAAGCCCACGCGAAGGTGATATGTATTATGCTACGAACATAGGACAACTTGTTTATTACAATGGAACTGCTTGGCACAAACTAAATCAATCTACCTATACTCCATAACCGAAAGGTCTAATGAAAAAATGTCTATTCCTGATTGGGCTACTACCGCCTCTGGCGTTCTAGCCATACTTGCCTGTTTTTGGGCTATTCATAGATATCTAACTCGCTCAATGATTCGCGATTATCTAAGTGAATTACGCCCTAATGGTGGGTCAAGCGTCAAAGATAAGGTTGATTCAATAGACCGACAAGTATCTAAATTAGAAAATCGCATAGACCAAATCTACTTATTATTGATAAACAAAAAATGATAGATGTAAATAAAATCAAGGCATTATGTGAAGCATCTATTGGCTATACAGAGGGCGCTAACAACGACACAACTTTTGGCAAGTGGTATGGGCTAAACAATCAACCTTGGTGTGCTATGTCTGCTTCTAAAATGTATTTTGACGCTGGATTTCTTTCATCAGTTGCTAACACTAAAAAAGGGTTTGCATCTTGCGACGCATGGCTAAAGTATTTGACTAAAAATAACCAACTTGTACCAATAGGACAAGCGCAAAGAGGCGACCTTGTATTCTTTCAATTTGATGATGATGTTGAACCCGACCATGTAGGCATTGTTGGTTATCACAATACTGTTCTAAAATACCTACAGGTCTATGAGGGCAATACCAGTTCAGGCAAAACAGGCAGTCAATCAAACGGCGATGGCTATTACCTAAAGAAGCGTACCTACGCTACAATTATGGCGGTTGCCCGACCAAAACCCTAGGGAAGGACGAAAAGATGTCACCAATTATGATGAGTGTTGCCAAATCCTATCTTCGCGGAGTGCTTGTAGCAATTACCCCGCTTCTTGTTATTGGCTCAGTTGATGTTAAGGCTTATATTGCTGCTGTTGGCGCAGGAGTTATTTCGCCAGCGCTTCGCGCTATGGATAAAAATGACCCTGCTTTTGGAAAAGTAGCAGATGTTTTAGAAATTGAACTAGATAAACTTGCTAAAGCAGACAAGAAAAAGAAGAAATAACTAATGGGTTTGCTGGAAGACCTCGGCGACGAGAGCAATTTTCCTCTTGGTTCAAAACAAAAATGTTCTGTCTGTATATTATTGCTTGAACTGCCTGATAAAGAACGCAATTTGTTGCAAGGTAGGTTTGATAACAAAAAAATATCACACACTACTTTACACAAAGTTCTAAAAAATAATGATATTCACATTAGTGATAGCGTTATAGGCAGACACCGCAGGGGGGTTTGCGCTGGTGTCACTAAATGACGATTTAGAAAAACTTGAAAAAGATTCTGACCCTGAAATAGTTGAACTGCGTAAAGCGTTACAGCGAGCGCAAAAACAACTACAACAACAAAAGCAACGCACAGATGAATTAGTTGAAGCAACTATTCAGGCTTCACATGATGCTGTCATTAGTTTTGGCAAAATTGCTCTTGTGCCTGAACCGATTATAGACAAACGCAAGTCTAAATCGGAAGTGGCTTTATGGCATTTGACCGACTGGCAAGGCGCAAAACGCACATCATCTTACAATAGTCAAATAATGCACAAACGCGTTATGGCTTTTTGTGAAAAGGCTATACGAATTACAGATATTCAAAGAGCAGACCACCCCGTCAAAGACCTAACAATTATGTTTGGCGGAGATATGGTCGAAGGACTATTCAACTTTCCCTCACAAGCATTTGAAATTGACGCAACACTCTTTGAACAATATGTGAATGTTTCTCGCCTTTTAGTAGAAGTAGTCCGCTATGCTTTGGCTAACTACGAGAAGGTGACTGTGGTTCCTGAATGGGGAAATCACGGTCGGATAGGAAGCAAGCGTGACAATGTCCCTCGTTCCGACAATTTTGACAGAATGTGCTACGAACTTGCCCGACAACTACTTGCTAAAGAAAAAAGACTTATATGGCAAGAGTGTCCTGAAGATATCCAAAGAGTCGAAATCGGAAACTATAAAGCACTCCTTATACACGGAGATGAAGTTGGGCGAAACGGTTTTGCAAGTCCAGGCGCAATCGTGCAACACGCGAATCGTTGGCGAAGCGGAGCATATCCTTGGGATTTCCGAGATGTCTATATTGGTCACTATCACACACACGCAGAGTGGGCTATGGCAAATGGACAAGGAAGCGTCTATCAAACTGGTTCAACTGAGTCAGACAATCGCTATGCTGGTGTTATGTTGGCAGCATCAGCAACGCCTTCGCAAAGACTGCACTTTATTGACCCAGTCAAAGGTAGAGTCACAGCAGCATATAAAGTTTGGTTAGATTAGTATGGACGCAGACGATATTATGGCAGAAGCAAGTTGTCTGCTAAAAGAAACAAGACAAGAAACTTATGGAGATTTTTGGGATAACCACAGACGAGTTGGAGTTATGTGGGGAGAAATGCTAAGGCTTGAAGAAGCAATAGCCCCTGATATGGTCGCAATTATGATGGCGATTGTAAAACTTTCTAGAATTGCTAATGACTCAACGCACACGGATAACTACATAGACGCTACGGCATATATCGCTGGCGCAGGAGAAATAGCAACAGAATAGAAGAAAGATAAGCCCTCACTTCGGTGGGGGTTTATTTTTTTTGCCCTAAACTTCTTCTTCTTCCTCGTCTTCATCATCAAACTCTCCATCAGGACTCATCACATTGATTCCAGTTGCTTTTGCTTGGGCTAATGTTGTTCCAAATAAAACAGCAGCACGATTACATAAATCGTTAAGTTGGTCTGGGTAAACATCTGAATCAACTTCGACCCAAATTTGTAATTCACCGCAGGCTATTGTGATAAGTGCTTTTGCCATAGCCGCAGAATACTCCCTACAAATCTGTCTTTTGACCGACCCGCTTTGACCGACACACCCTTCTAGAAAACTGCCCTAGCCTGCCCTACAAGGCGTGGTTAGCCTTTTTGAATATAAACATATCGGAACGATACCAACCCACCCCAAAGGGCAGTCTATGGCTTCTAATGGGTAGGCAGGAGTAGGCAGGTTCCTAAAGGTAACCTTTTGGCACAAATTGGGCGCTAAAAATATATTGGCTAAATTGTTTACTTTGCACTCTCAGAGTGTAAAATAGTTCCATGACAATGACCCGCACCGAAGGCGCTTATCACGCACGCGTTGCAGTTGTTCGCTCATATGTACTTTCATAACTAAATAGTAGAAACTAGATATTTTGTAACACTTCGGTGTTATGTAAATCCTGCGGCGCAACGCCCGTAATCAAATTGCTAGATGCTTATTCCCGTAAATCGGATGCATTAAGCGCACTGCGTTAAGGATAAGACTAAAAAGAATAGTTTGCAATATAAATACATAGAACGAAACTGCCTTATTTACAATGGCAGTCTTACACTAAATAGTGTAACTGACGAGTTCAGTATTTGAAAGGGTAAATCAAATGACTACAATCAAAATCACCTATAAGGCTTTCGCACATAACGCTCGCCCAACAACTCAAGGTGTTACAACTGCTCAGTTTGAACTAGAAACTGCTGATGTTCTTGATAATGACATAATGAATGTCATTTACAAAGTAACAAATCTTCAAGATGACCTGAATGAGTTTGGTGCATCAAACTTTGAAATCAAACTATGGGAAACAATCAAAGCAATACTTCCTGCAAATCGCACTCACACTTCACTTTCTATTGGTGATGAAATTCAAATCGCTGGCAGGAACTATGAAGTATCAAATGTCGGATTCAAAATGCTTTCAATCGCAGGTTTTCCTGAATCAATCTAAGGCGAAACTCCCTTCGGGGAGTCTAGGTGTAACGCACCTACTGATGAGCCTCTTATCAGACACTAATTGAAGGGTAATTCAAATGAAAACATCTACAAAAATTCGCGAGTGTGACATCTGCTCATGCTGTGAAGGCACATCTGTTCTATCAAACGGCACTAAATTGATTCGCGTCTGTGTTGAGTGTGTTGCACCTGCTGGATACTCAAAATGAAAGAATATGAAGTAACTGTTACAGTCAAAATGATAATTAGTGCAGGAAATGAATTTGCTGCTGAAGCGGAAGCCGTTGATTTGCTGCAAATCTTTCCTAATGTATTTAGTGCTAAAGCAACAAAATCCAAAATCAGCAAGTATATGAAGGCATAAGGCGAAACCACTTTCACTTTTCCGAAAGTGGTCTATGGGTTTCTCCCATACTGACGAGCCTATCGTTTGACTAATTGAAGGGTAAAAAAATGGCAAAAGAAACAAAAGCAACAAACCTTCTAGAAAAAGCACAAAATGTTGCAAGCCGTTTTGAAGAACAGTCTGCGCTAGAAGAATTGTCTGCTCTATTGGAAGGAAATAACTAAAATGCAATCAACAACTGAAATGTTGGAAAATGCTACAACAACCTACAACGGTAAAACTGGTTGTGCTTGTGGGTGTGGCGGAGATTATGCAGAACCAAACACACTTGCAGGGCAAAAACGCATCAACAAAATTATGAACGCCGACCAAAGAAAAGTCGCGTTTGTACCTTTTGGCGGTGGCGAAGGTTGTTTAGAAATTGAAAACCAAGACGGAACCCGTGTAACGCGTGTCTATATAAAGGACGCAAAATGAAAAGTTATGTCACATCTAGTCCAGGAACTTACTATCAAGAAGCCTGTGTTCGCAAGGGCTGGTGTAAAACAGAACAGCATGTTGTAGTTGATTTTGATAAATGGCTAAATTGGTACAACGCTGGCGATACACACAATCCAATTCTTCCCCCACCTGCATTTGTTGGAGATACTTGGGAAATTGCAGACAAAGTTTGCGACGAACTAAGTGCTGAGGTCAAATCCTAAGAACGAAACTGCCTTCGGGCAGTCCGTAGGTAATTGCCTACGCTGACGAGTTCAGAATAATGAAGGGTAGTAAAATGGCAGCAAATATAGAAACATTTGAAGATGGCACTTCCGCCTTCTTTTCAAATCGTGAAGTTGCTTGGCACAAATTAGGTGTTGTTACTGACAGCGCACAAACAGCAAGTCAAGCATTACAAGTTGCTCAATTGGATTCATTAGTAAAAGTTAGTGAAAATCCCGTTGGTGCAGTTGTTGATGGCAAGGTCATCACCTTTTCTAATAAGTTCATTACTTATCGGGAACACCCTAAAAAAGGCACAACGGCGCTTGGCGTTGTTGGCAAGCGTTACACACCTATTCAAAACAGCGAGGCATTTGATTTTCTAAATGTTCTTGCTGACGAATCAGGTGCAGTATTTGAAACTGCTGGCTCACTAGGTAATGGTGAAAAAGTGTTTATGACTATGAAGTTTCCTGAGTCAATGACGCTAGGCGGAAACGATGTAGTAGATAACTATATTATGGCAGTCAATTCACACGACGGCACAACTGCCTTTACTGTTGCCGTAACTCCTATCCGCGCAGTTTGCACAAATACTGTTCGGCTGGCTTTAGAAAAGGCGCAGTCTAAAATCTCGCTTCGTCATACGGCTAATGCCACACAAAAAGTTCAACAGGCTCGCGACACACTCAACATTGTTTGGAAGTATCAAGAAGAATTCCAAAACGAAGTTGAATTGCTGCTATCTGAAAAGTTCAGCGATGCAGAATACAAGCGTTTCATCGAGGTTCTTGTTCCTGAACCAAAAGGCAAGGACATCTCTCAGCGTCAAATCAATTCAGTTCTTGAAGTTCGTTCTGATTTGATGGGTTTGTGGAAAGCACCTACCCAGCAAAATATCGCTGGAACTAAGTGGGCGGCTTACAACGCTGTTGCTGAATACGAAGACTGGGCTAAACCAGTTCGTAGCAAGGAAAATAAAGATGTTGTTCGCGCAGAACGCATCATCAACGGTGGCGCAGAGGTTATGAAAACACGCGCACAGTTACTACTAGCATAAACAAATAAGTAAAGCCCCGTAGTAATTCGGCTACGGGGCTAACTAATTGAAAGGGTAAAAAATGTATATAGCAATTATGGGGTTTGTAAGTGGAATTCTTGGAACAATTTTAGCACTACGCCTTATGGCTTTAGACGCAAAAGAAACTCCTACAAAACTAACTGTTCGTGGTCGTATTGTTGTTGGGTTGCTTTGCGGAATAGCCGTAGCACTTGTAGTCATACTACTCAATGGTATGTGGTGGAATTGCGACCTAAGAGCAGGCGCTACAACACCTTGTAAGTTATATTTGGGCTTCTAATGCAAACATTTATGACGGCAAATGATTATGCGACTGTGTCGTATCAACTTGACAATAAGCGTCTAGGAAAGCAACGCGTAGAAGCCTATCAAATACTGCGCTCGCTTACAGGCGCTTCAAACGGTTGGATAAATCACCCTGCTACAAAAATGTGGCAAGGTTATGAATACAGCCTTGCTGAATACGGATTACAAATCTGTGACGAGTGGCTAAGTCGCGGATTCAATGATTCACTATATTCAAAATTTGCAACTGCATTAGATTTCTTGCCAATATCAACAACGCCTTGGTGGGTAAACAATGAATTGTTACACCGCACTCATCAATCAAACTTACTGCGCAAAGATTTTGCGCATTATTCCGAACATTTCCAAGTACAAAATGACTTACCTTATGTCTGGCCAATGACAGATAAGCAGACATTTCGTCTTGGAAATCTTAAAGATAGGACATCAAACATGGGAATGATAAACGGAGTAATTTATCTAACAGCAACGCAAGTTGCTGAAATGTGCGGAGTTACTAAAGGCACAATCAGCGCGTATAAAGCGCGTGGACAAATGCCACCGCCAGATAAAGAGTTTGGACGCACACCTTTATGGTCATACGACACAATACAAGCGTGGCGCAGTCCAACAGGACAGATTCCAAAACCTGTCTTTCAACAATATAAACCAACAAACTAAAATAAGGGAGAAGGCAATATGAGTACATCACTAGCAATAGCAAGCGACCAGTCCTTTTGGACTGACACGCAAATCTCAGCACTAAAAACTTTAGGACTATCCAATGCGTCTAAAGGTGATTTGACATTCTTTTTTCATCAAGCGCAACGCACAGGACTAGACCCATTTGCAAGGCAAATCTATATGATTGAACGCGGTGGTCGCTTTACTATTCAAACCAGTATTGATGGCTTTCGTATTATTGCGCAACGAAGCGGAAAATATCGTGGTCAGGCAGGTCCGTATTTCTGCGGTGAAGATGGAAAATGGGCAGATGTATGGCTAAAAAACACACCGCCTCTAGCGGCTAAAGTGGGTGTATATGCAGACGGTTGGTCTGAACCACTTTGGGCAGTTGCTAAATGGGATTCATATGCACAACAAAGTCCAATATGGAGAAAAATGCCTGACCTTATGTTAGCAAAATGTGCAGAATCATTAGCATTACGCAAAGCCTTTCCAAATGATTTGTCTGGTATTTATACTGAAGATGAGATGAGTCAAGCAGAAGTTGTCGAGCCAAAAATCAAACCTCAAAAAGTGGACTTGAAGGCTGTTCCCGATGTTCCCGTTGCAGTAGATAAAGTTATTGTGTGGGAATCATTAATGCCTTTGATAGACGACGCTAAAACAAAAGACGAACTTAAAAAGATATGGGATTACCACAAGTTAGCGTTGGACACCGTAATTCCAAATACGCAACAAACTTTGCGTGATGCGATAATAGATAAAAAAGACTCCTTAGATGAGTAAAGTAATTGACCCAATAGTCTGCGACTTTTTAGTCAAAACATCAAAAAATCTATTCAATGCTTCACAAAGCGGTGACTGCGAGTTAGCGGAAGCCGTATTAGTCAATTTGAAATCAGTAATTGACTCTTATATCCAAGCGTTACAAGAAGGGAAGCAAAGTGGACCTTATTGAAAACATTTGCCATTGGTGCGAAGTGCGCATTACAAAAACAAGTGAAAATCTTATGTGGATTTGCGATTATGAATCTGCAGACTGCGAATTTCACCCAACGGCGTGGGATTCTGTAACACTACGACCAACAAACACTTCAGCACCACACCAAACATCAAAAGAAGTAGAAAATATCATCAGGCAGTATCAGGTGATGGTTGTTTTGCAGCGAGATAAGTCTAAAGGACTACGCTCGGTTGATTCCAATGTAGTTTCTATCAGCAGAAAGCCACAACGGACTAGCCGTAATGCTGCTAAGGCACTACTGCCAAACTCAGGCACGATACGCAGATTAGTGTATGACCAAATCAAAGTTCAAAATGACTATGGCATGACTGACTATGAACTTGAAATGGTATTGCGTGGAAAACATCAGACCATCTCGGCTAGCCGCCGTTCGCTAGTTGTTGATGGTTGGGTAGTTGATTCAGGCAAAACTAGAAAAAATCCACAACAAAACGACTGCATAGTTTGGGTCGAAAAAGACGAGATGTTTAGCGAAGTGTTATTTAATGTCTAAAGAATACTCGTGGCGTGATGGGTGGGGTTTAGATTATCCTCACCCGTTACCGCCAAAGCCAAAAATATCGCGTCCAGAAAACATTATGCGCTGCATTTGTGGCGGTTGGTTATACAAAAATCAATTATGCGCAACTTGCGCACTTATCGAAGGAGAAAAATGATTACACCAGAAAAAGTTGAAGCCAGATTATATGAACTAAGCAAAGAAATTGATGTTGCTCACGACGAGTTAGTAGATGCAGAACGAAATTATCATATTGCTAAAGCCGCGTTTGAAATTGCTATTGCTGAATCCAGAATAAGTATCGGGTTGAATAATATGAAACTACGCGTAGGAGATGTTGCAGATAAAGCACTTTTGGAATGTCGTGCGCAATGGTCTGCTATTCAATTAGCGGAAGCAGTAGTCAAAGCAGCAAGAGGTAATGCTCAACGAGTAAGAACACAAGTTGATATTGCTCGTTCAATCGGAACAAGCGTGCGCGCCTCAATGGACGCATAACTAACGGAAAGAAGGGTAAAATGGAACAGGAAGTGCTAGAAAAAATAATAACAAAAATAGAATCATGGCAGAATAGTAAAAGTTTGGAAACTATAGAACTGGTGCACAGCAAGCAATATCGTTACGGCTTTTTGGAAGGGTTACGCCTTTCTAAAGCAATTGCTATGCAATTCAGACCAACAACAGAAGGGGAAGAAGAATGACAATAGCAAATGACCTAATCAAAGCAATAACTACCACCAGCAGGGGTTCTGCACGCAGTAATCAAGTGCAAATTGGACCATCAGAAATTGGTGGCTGTCGCAGAAGAACTTGGAACAGGCTGAACAATGTAATAGAAACAAATCCCAATACATTGAATTTAGCGGCAATCATGGGAACAGCAATTCACACCTATATTCAAGAAGCGTTCCACGCGCAAGACCCTTTTGGCGAACGCTATTTATTAGAACAGGCGTTCGAGTATGGCGAACTAAAAGGACATGTTGATATGTATGACACAGAAAAAATGGAAGTTATTGACTGGAAAACTACTAAAAAGTCAGGGCTTACATATTTTCCTAGCAAGCAACAACGCTGGCAGGTTCAATTATACGGCTATCTAATAGAACAAAACAATAAACCAGTCACGACTGTAACGCTTGTGGCTATTCCTCGCGATGGTGATGAACGGGATATTGTTTATCATTCAGAACCTTACGACCCGTCAATAGCGTTGGAAGCGTTAGGGTGGTTGCGTGATGTGAAATCAAGAACAGACGCACCTGTTCCTGAAAAAGATTTGTCGTTCTGCAAACTTTATTGTTCTTACTACGACCCGACAGGAGAAGTTGGTTGCCCTTCACGCCCAAAAGCAGAGGCGGAAGGTATCGTTCTAACTGACGATATAGCCATCTCCGCCGCTCAGACATATATTCATATCCTTGATGAAGAAAAACGGCTACAACAGGCTAAAGACGCCGTAAAGGATTTACTAGAAGGCGTCAATGGCATAACTCCTGATGGAATCAAAGTCTTTTGGACTCAGGTTGCAGGTCGTAAATCTATTGATGAAGATAAAGTTCGAGAACTTTTGGGAGATGTTCCATTGAAATACGGAAAAGAATCTTTCCGCCTTAATGTAAAAGGCTTAGACTAATGGGCTGGGTACGAATTGATGATAATTTTGCTGACCACCCTAAAATCATAGGTCTATCTGATTATGCATTTCGACTTTACATAATCGCGTTGTGCTATTCAAATAGGCAACTAACTGATGGACATATTCCCTATGCTATGTGTAACGCTTGGATTCCAACGCCTGAAAATAAACCCACAGACGAATTAGAAGAAGCAGGTTTGTGGGAAAGAACTGATGGTGGATTTCTAATTCGTTCATATACAGAGTATCAACCAACGCGAGATAAAGTGAACGAAAAGCGAGACGCAGCAAAAGAACGCTTGCGTAAGTTCAGGGAAAAGCAGGGAAACGCAGATGAAACGCAAAAGAAACATTTGCCCCAACCCATACCCAACCCAACCCAACCCAACCCAAAGATAAATACAAAAGATAACTACTTCCCTGAAATAATTGAGGAAGAAAATGAGATGGAACACTTACCTGTTGTTGTTATGCCTAGAAACAAAATGGCAAAACTAGCAGTTGAGGCTATTGTGGATAAACTTGAACATGCTAGGCGTAATGGAGTTAACTCTTGGAATCTATCTAAATTAGTAGAAGAACAATGGGACGAATTACATATAGCAGATGATATTGGTGGCTGCATAGCCTTGACTGCGTGGTATGTGAGTGAACTACAATCTCGGAAACTGGAAAGTAGTGAAATTGGGCGAATCGGTCAAATGACAAAACGGTTTGGGCGTATTTCATTACTTGCCATTGATGAAGCCGCAAGCAAGGACTTAGATGACCTTGTAAGTTATGCGTTCAGGGTGGCTCAAAGAATGTATGCGGAGAAAAAGGCAAAACAATGATTATTGGTGACTATGAAATCCCAGAAGGGTTTGAATCTATGAGTTGTATTTACAATTGTGGATTTATACTTGTATGGAGTCACAAGGAAGGAGCAGGCGATGTTGGAAGCGTTATGGATAACCACATAGCGCTTACGCACATAAAGCCTGAAATGCCACTTCTACATAGATTCTTTCTACGAAAGGAAAAGGGCAAAGATGAGCGACCCGAACAAATGTTCTAATCTCGATTGTTCTTATGGTTGGGTGATATTCAAGTATTTAGATGTAAAAAGTGTTAGACTAAGAACTGGCGAAATCAAAGAAATAAAAACAGAATACGAAGGGGCGCAACCTTGCCCCGTCTGTGACCCTAGCCGAGCGGAATTATTCGCCACCGCACAAAACCAAGACGAACTACAAATATCCTTAATGAATCGTTCGACACATAAGCGCTTAGAAGCCTATAACAAAACCGAAGATTCTAAAACTAAGGTGTTGTAAGGAGTATGAATGAAAACCAAAAACCCAAGAAATGCCGCTACAAGCCGTTCTAAAAAATGGTCGATAAGAATATGGGCAGTTGTATCCCTAACGGCTGTAATGACCGTTTCTGCCCCTATAAGCACCGTGAAAGCGCCACCGTTCGACCAATCTAAAGCCTTTGCTGAGGACATGGACTATCAAAAATATGCTGCGGAACTAGCCTTTGATAAGTATGGCTGGGGTGCTAAACAATTTGATTGTCTAGACTCTATTTGGACTTACGAGTCGCATTGGAATCCCTTAGCCGATAATCCAAAAAGTACTGCATTTGGAATTGCACAAATGTTAGGAGAAGACTCGCGTAACGGATTAGAACAAATTAGTAACGGATTACGCTATATTGAACACCGTTACAAAACTCCTTGCAACGCTTGGCTATTTTGGCAGAAAAGATACTGGTACTAGATGAGTGCGTTCTTTGTAAAAGGAAGACCTGTTCCGCAGGGTTCTTTGAAGTTTATACAAGGGCGTGCAATTCATGTTCGTGCGGTTGATTTAGCAGTATGGCGTGCAGATATAGCGCGAAACGCAGAACTTTCTGGTTTCAGTCCTATTTCAGGCGCGGTGAAGGTAACTGCTGACTTTATATTCAAGCGACCAAAATCAACTCCTAATAGAATCTATCCACATGTCAAACCTGATTTAGACAAATTAGTCCGAGCGGTTTTAGATGGCTTGACGGCTGTAGCATACGAAGATGATTCGCAGGTTATTCTAATTCAAACAACAAAGACATACGGCGAACACGAAGGCGTATGGATAAACATTGAGCAAATAATATGAAACTGCTTGAAGAAATCCTTAGCGACTATCCGCGAATATGGGAATTCTACAAGCAAGATATTAGCGAGCGCGAAAGAACTCCAAAGCACGCTCAGCGTTACCCATTGCCTATTGGAACTCTAAGTATGATTATTGATTTCCACAAATGGACTCACGCTACAACAAGGCTAGTATCTTCTGAAATTGGAATAGAAGTGCCAAATCACATTCGCAAGGTAGGAGTAGGACCAGACCCCGTTGTAATGTTTCGGATTCACTGGATAGATGCAAACTGGAATGCTATTGAAACAAGAAGAAAAAGTCTTGCTAAAACACTAGGCAGTGAGGTTGAACAATGGCACACCCGTATTAGAGTCAAAGTCAATGATGCGGATATTTATGCCTACCAGTCCGACACCTTTTGCCAAAGTTGTTTCCACCGTTCCGTAGTGCGTATGAACAACACTTATATCTGTGTCAATGTGGCTTGCCGAAATCCGCTTACAGGAGAGTTTCTTACTTGGCAAATAAACTAGATTTGATAAGGCAGATTGTCTATACACGCTGTAAAGGTTACTGCGAAAAATGTGGAATGCAACTACCTGAATCTTGGGCTTTACACCACCGCAAACTGCGCTCGCGAGGCGGCAAAGACGAAGTATCTAATTTTGTAGCGTTACATCATTCCTGCCACAATATGGACACAGACTCAGTTCACTTCAATCCGACACATTCACAAGACAAAGGTTTGATGGTAAGTAGTTGGCAAGACCCATTAGAGTGTCCTCTAACGCTTTCCGACGGTAGTATAGTTACACTTACCAAGGAAGGCACTTATCACTTCTTAGAAAGGAAGTCCGATGGCTGGTGAACCAATCATTACTGTTACAGGTAATTTAGGAACAGATGCAGAATTCCGAAAAACAAGTAACGGAACGCCTGTTACATCTTTCAGTATTGCAAACACAACGCGTAAAAACAAAATGGGTGTATGGGAAGATGCAGATACAACTTGGTTTCGTATTTTTGTTTGGGAAGAAGAAGCAGCAGGAACTGCTAACACTTTCAAAAAAGGCGACAAAGTAATTGTTACAGGTCGCTTCAAAGTAAGTCATTACACAACAAAAGAAGGTGAAGAACGCCAATCATTAGAAATCAACGCAGATAGCGTAGGTTTAGTGCCAAAGAAAGCACCTGAACCTTCGTCTATGGCTGAGGTGAAATTTGGTGAAGAACAAGTACTTGCAGATGACTTTGCGTGGTGAATCTAAAACAGTAGATGTTCAATGTTGTCAATGCGGCAAATGGTTTATAGTGGAAAAAAAAGAAATAAGGGCTATCAATTATTGTAACGACTGTAAGGACTAATATGAATAACGAAGGCGATGGACTTATTGATTCTGAAGTAGCAGCAATGTTGCTTGGTATAAGCAAGAATAATCTACGACAGTTGGTATATCGGAAGGCATTAGTGCCGCAAGGCAGACATAAGCGCAGAAGCCGTTTTCTTCTCGCAGATGTGTTGGCACTAGATAAGACACGCCTAAGCAAGACTATTCAAAGGGAAGGAATAGTTCGACACTAAGGTGTGTTACACTTTCTGCCAATGGGAGAGGTCTATCCAAATGCGTTTCTTACCCTTCCGCGTTTGGGTAGCCTTTTCTCTCTAATAGGGGGCATAAGTGAAGCGCATACTTGTTACAGGCGGAGCAGGTTTTCTAGGTTCTCACTTAACACAAAGATTGTTAGATGAAGGCAACGAAGTTATTGTTGTTGATAATTTATATACGGGCAAAAAGAAAAACATAGAATCTTTTCGCAACAATCCAAACTTTGAGTTTATACTGCACGACATAACTTTTCCCTTATATGCAGAAGTAGATGAGATTTACAATTTAGCGTGTCCTGCATCACCTGTTCATTATCAAAGAAATCCTACTCAAACAACTAAAACAAGTATTCACGGCGCTATAAATATGTTGGGATTAGCAAAGCGCACTGGTGCAAGAATTCTACAAGCATCTACATCGGAAGTCTATGGTGACCCAGAGATTCACCCACAACCAGAAACTTACTGGGGCAAAGTAAATCCAATAGGCATTCGCGCTTGTTATGATGAAGGCAAAAGAGTCGCAGAAACATTATTTTTTGATTATTGGCGTCAATATGATTTACAAATCAAAGTTGCCCGCATATTCAACACATACGGCCCTCGAATGGATAAAAATGACGGGCGCGTTATTAGCAACTTTATTATGCAAGCGTTACAAGGACACGACATTACGATTTATGGTGACGGTTCTCAAAGCCGCAGTTTTTGTTATGTAGATGATTTAGTGCGTGCGCTAATTGGCTTGATGGAAACGCCTAAACACATTGTTGGTCCTATGAATCTTGGAAATCCTGTTGAGTTTTCAATGCTTGAATTAGCCGCTATGGTTATCAAATACACAGACAGCGATTCAAATATAGTTTTTCAAGCGTTGCCGCAAGATGACCCGCGACAACGAAAGCCAGATATTACTTACGCGCAAGAACAATTAGAGTGGGTTCCGCGAGTATTCTTAGACGAAGGATTACAAAGAACAATCGCTTATTTCAAAGAAATAATCTAGGAGAGCAAAATGGCAGAGAAGGCAAAAGAACAATTTGTTGCGGTAATGACAAAAATAAGTGAGTTGAAACCTCACCCAAGAAACTACCAACAACACCCAGAAATACAACTGCGTCACATAATAAAGTCAATTGAAACACACGGCTTCTATCGAAACATAGTTGTTGCAAATGACAACACAATTTTAGCAGGACACGGCGTAACAGAAGCCGCAACCCGTATGGGATTAGAAGAAGTGCCTGTTATCAAAATGGATATCAGTCCAGATGACCCGCGCGCTATCAAATTACTTACAGGCGATAATGAAATCAATAATCTAGCAATAGTCAATGACAGAATGCTTACCGAATTACTAAAAGAAGTAATGGGCGATAGCACAATAGGACTAACAGGCACAGGATTTGATGAAGGACAATTAGCAACCTTGCTTATGATTACTCGACCAACTGCTGAGATAAAAGATAAAAATGAAGCAGCCGAATGGTTAGGTATGCCAGAGTTTGAAATACAAAACGGACCTTACAAGCAACTTACAGTAAGTTTCACCTGCGAAGAAGATAGAAAAAAGTTTGCAGAGATACTTGGTTATAGTTTCACAGACAAAACTAAATCTGTGTGGTTTCCCGACAGACCTATGGACGATATTTCCTCAGTAGCGTTCGAGGGATAGTATGAGTTTGTTGCCTCAGTTTCCTGTCTATGTAATTAGTAAAGGGCGAGCAGATGTTGGGCTTACCGCTAATTTTCTTATTCGTGATGGTGTGCCTTTTCATCTTGTAATCGAGCCGCAAGAAGAAGAAGAATACGCAAAGTATTACGACCGCAAAAAACTACTAATCTTACCTTTTAGCAACTTAGGCTTAGGTAGTATTCCTGCTCGTAACTGGGTTTGGGAACACTCTAAAGAAGCAGGATATAAGCGTCATTGGATTTTAGATGACAATATCTATAACATTTATCGTTACTTTAGAGGCAAAAGAGTTCGAACTGCGTCTGGTGCTGCGTTCAAGATTATAGAAGACTTTTCCGAGCGTTACACAAATGTGGCTATTGCTGGAATGAATTACACAACCTTTGTGGGTCTAGGCGCTAATTCCACCAGCACCAAAATGCCGCCTTTCTATCTGAACACGCATGTTTATTCTTGTTTGCTTATACTTAACGAAATACCACAAAGATGGCGTGGAAGATATAACGAAGATACAGATTTATGCCTACAAGTTCTTGCAGATGGCTTATGTACAGTAGCGTTCAACGCGCTTTGCCAACATAAAGTCGCCACAATGACTATGAAAGGCGGCAACGCAGACGAACTTTACAAAGGTGATGGTCGTTTAGAAATGGCTAGAACACTTGAACGCTCTTGGCCGTATGCAGTTCAGGTAAAAAGAAGATTTGACAGACCACAACATGTTGTTCATAACGCATGGCAAAAGTTTGACACTCCGTTGAAAAGGCGAGATGATATTGATTGGGAAGCAATTGAATCAAATACTTACGACCTAAAACTGGTTCAAGTAAAAGATGAAATAAAGAGCGAACGAGTGCGTTCCCTGCTAAGGGAGAGCAACGATGAAATCAAGAAGTAGCCTGCTAAATCAATCGCCTGAGTTATCTTTACTACAATTTCAACAAATACTTGTAAGCGAAGGCATACAAAACACCGAGCAACTAAAGGAAATCGCCAAACAAACTATCAAGTATCTTGGTGGAAATCACGACGCTCGCAATAGCCTTATGCACGGGCAAATGTTAGAAACTCGCTGGTATGAATCACTTGCAGCAGGAGTTCCAGACTATTCTGTATATGAAACCGACTACTATTTAGCAGAATTGTGGGCTTGTTGGGTAGTTTACTCACGCAGATACCTAAAAGAGATGGAAAAGACGACTTCATTATTGCCTTTAGGAGTTCTTGAAGATATAAGTCCAAGCGTAATAGTAGATGTAGGTTGCGGCTTTGGTTATACGACTGCAAGCCTTAAACAACTCTTTCCTAATGCAAGAGTTTATGGCACAAACTTACCCGACACCTTGCAGTATAGAGTCGCAAGCCGTATGGCTGAGATGTACGACTTTACTCTTGTGCCTGATGTTTCTTACATTTCAGAACAAGCGGACTTAGTATTTGCCTCAGAGTATTTCGAGCACTTTCCTGAGCCTATTACTCATCTAGAAAGCATAATCGCGGCGATAAAGCCTAAATCTTGGCTAATTGCTAATGCGTTTACAGCACAAGCGATAGGACACTTTACAAGTTATCTTGTAAACGGTGCGCCTGCGAACGGAAAAATAACAAGCAAAGTATTCGCCAACACGCTAAAGCGTTACGGATATGAGAAGATTAGAACTAAACTATGGAACAATCGCCCTTCCTACTGGAAGAAAATTACTAATGGCGCGTAAGTTAAAAATAACTCAGGACATAGTAGATAAGATTTGTCTTGCTATTCGCGCAGGAAACTACGCTAAAGTATCTGCAGAGATGGCAGGAATAGGTGAAACAACCTACTATCGCTGGCTGGAAGAAGGACAAAAAGAAGGCGCTCGCAAAGAATATCGGGAGTTCTGGGAGTCAATCAAGCGTGCTGAAGCCGATGCTGAAGTTGCTGCTGTTGCACTAATAAGACAAGCAGCGAACAATGGAACTTGGCAAGCCGCAAGTTGGCTATTGGAAAGAAAACATGGCGAACGCTGGGGTCGGAATGATAAGTTACGACAAGAAATAACAGGTGCGAATGGTGCTCCTGTGGCACTAACTATTGAAGAAGCGAAGAAGGCAGTCTTAGCATTCTTAGATGAGGGCGATTCAACAAATGAGTTTATCAATACGGGAACAGATACAACGCAAACCGAAAGTGGAACAACAGCGTTGGATTGAAGCACAACCGACTGAATTAGTCCGCGAATTATCACGCAAGCCTTGGTGGTATATCGGCAGACCTGAACAACAAGAACCAGAAGGCGATTGGCTTATTTGGCTTATTCTTTCAGGACGCGGTTGGGGAAAAACACGCACAGGTGGCGAATGGTTAGCAAAACAAATCATTGAACACCCAGTTGCAGATGATGGCGCACCAACACAATGGGCAATAATTGCTCCGCGTTTTAGTGATACAAAAAATGTGTGCGTTGAAGGTCCATCAGGATTTTTGAAAGCGTTACAACATAAAGGACTAGTCGCTGATACTGACTACATCTATAACAAATCGTCATACAAAATAGTTTTCAAAGCAGGACAAGTTGTTCATATGTTTGGTGCAGATTCACCTGACGCTGGACGCGGATTGAACCTTTCAGGTGCGTGGCTAGATGAATTGGCTATGTGGCCTTATCCCTATGAAACTTGGACAGAAGGTTTAGCACCTGCACTTCGTATTGGAATTCGACCACGAGTTGTAGTTACTACAACACCAAAGCCAATCAAACTTCTTCGCGATTGGACTTCGCGTTCAGATGGCTCAGTTCATGTTACACGGGGTTCAACATTTGATAACTCCAAGAACTTGTCTGCAACTGCGCTCGCGGAACTTAAAGCGAGATATGAAGGCACTCGCACAGGAAGGCAAGAATTATATGGCGAACTTCTTGATGCCGCCGAAGGTGCATTATGGACTCGCAATTGGATAGAAGAAACTCGTATCACACCCGATAAGGTTCCAGCACTTTATCGAATTGTTGTTGCGATTGACCCTGCGGTTACAAGCGGAGAAGACTCAGATGAAACAGGAATTGTTACGGCAGGACTTGCTAACAACGGACACTTCTATGTCCTCGCTGATGATACTTTACGGGCTACTCCAAATGAATGGGGAAAAAAGGCAGTTGAGGCATTTAGAAAATGGAAAGCAGATAGAATTATTGCCGAAACAAATAACGGCGGCGATATGGTCATCATGGTATTACAGCAAGTAGATAGAAATATCCCTGTGACTAAAGTTCACGCAACACGCGGTAAGCGTATGCGAGCAGAACCTATCTCTGCGCTTTACGAACAAATGAGAGTTCATCATGTTGGAGCGTTTCCTGAAATGGAAGACCAAATGGTGATGTGGACACCTGATTCATCTGATTCACCTGATAGGCTTGATGCGTTGGTTTGGGCTTTGACAGAGTTGAAGGATAATGCAGTCGCACATACAAGTCTTGCAAGTATGGCTATAATCTGCGCAGGTTGTCAAATGCCTAACTTGAAAACAGCAAAGATTTGTCAATACTGTAATGGTTCTTTGAATGGAGAATAAGTGGCAGTCACATATAACACCACAATAGACCAAGGTGCAGACTGGTATCTCAATGTTACTTACAACGACCCAAGCGGCACTCCTATTGACATAACTGGCTACACGGCATCAATGCAGATGCGTACTTCACCTTTAGCAACAACAGCAGTATTAACTTTAGATGATGTCACTGGTATTACAATTACTGGCGCATCAGGATTGTTAGAATTACACGCAACAGCAACAGATACAGCAGCGATTACAAATGGTAGGTATTCTTATGATTTAGAAATTACCTCACCCCCATCACCAGTAGTTGTTACGCGTCTAATCGAAGGCACTATTATCGTAAGTCCGCAGACAACAAGGACGCCATGACCGATATTATTGTAATTCAACCTGTTGCTCCAATTATTGAAGTTCAACCTGTTGTTCCAATTATTGAAGTAACCACTCCAGGTCCACAAGGTCCCGCAGTTGTTGTTTCCTACACTCATACACAAGCAGTACCAAGTGCAGTATGGACTATTAATCATAATTTAGGCTTTAATCCTATTTCGGTAGTATTAGATTCAAGCGGAACACAATGCGAAGGCACAACAAGTTATCCAACAACAAACCAGATGGTGATAACCTTTACAGGTGCATTTGCTGGCGTCGCATACATAGTCTAGGAGAAATAAATGGCTCGTAAGTTTTTGGTCAGTATTGACCTTAACAAAAATGAATTACAAAATGCAGTAATCCAAAACCTTGCGACTGCACCCGCTTTACCTACTGCTGGACAGATTTACTACAACACAGTTGATAATCAACTCTATATTTACAACGGTACGCGCTGGGAAGTTGCTGGTAATGCCGTTTTATCAGGTTTATTAGCAAGCCGTCCTAGTGCCGCAACTGTTGATGCTGGAACAATTTACTATGCCACCGACACTTATCTTTTCTATTACTCAGACGGTTCTACTTGGACGCAGACAAATGCGTTCGGTGCAGTAACAGCACAAACAACTTATGGTGCCGCAAGCGGTAACGGTTCCGCAACCACTTATGCTCGCAACGACCACACACACGGAACTCCGTCACTTGGAACATCAACTCCCAACGCAATTAGCGGAGCAGCAAGCAGCGCAGGTTCAGCAACAGTTCCATCTAAAGAAGACCACACGCACGCATTTACTCCTTCACAAGATTTATCAATGGCGACATACAAGATTACAAGTCTTGGAACTCCCGCTTCAGGAAGTGATGCTGCAACAAAAGATTATGTTGACGGCGTAGCACAAGGTTTAGATATCAAAGCATCTTGCCGTGTAGCAACAGTAGTCGCAGGAACACTTGCTACTTCTTTTGCCGCAGGTCAAGTAGTTGATGGCATAACACTTGTTGCTGCAGATAGAATTCTTATCAAGAATCAAGTTGCTGGTTCAACAAATGGTATTTATACTGTCAATTCATCAGGCGCCCCTACTCGTTCAACTGATGCTGACACATCTGCTGAAGTTACTAGCGGTATGTTTACTTTTATTGAAGAAGGCACAGTCAATAATTCAACAAGTTGGGTATTAACTACACCAAATCCAATTACACTTGGAACAACTGCACTTACCTTTACACAATTTTCTGGCGCAGGAACTTATACCGCGTCTAATGGCGTATTGCTTACAGGTTCTAACTTTACTTTTGCTCCACGCGCTAACTATGGATTACAGACAGGTGCAAGCGGCGCAGAAATCAAACTTGCTACTACATCAGGTCTAAATATAACTTCTGATTTAGCCGTAGGTGCTGGAAACGGTATTTCTGTTCTTACTAATACTGTTGCGATTAATAGTGCAGTTGTAGTATCTAAATATGCAGCAAGCATAGGTGATGGTGCCGCCACTTCATACACAGTTACACATAATCTAGGAACTCGTGATGTGATTGTTTCTGTTTATGATAATTCAAGTCCATACGCAGAAGTGATTACTGATGTTGCACACACAACAACTAATACTGTTACTATCGCATTCTCTGTAGCACCAACTTCAAATCAATATCGTGTAGTAGTACACGCTTAGGGGGCAACGCGTGGGTCTATTTGATAGATTTGCTAGAGCAGTTGCCGCAGAATTAGAAAAGGCTCCGCGCCTTCCATCTGGTTCTGTGACAATGACGGAATCAGAAATGGTTTCACGCTCTGGAGTAATGAATCAACAATACGGTTCTGCGGTTGCGCTTCCGCGTAATGCGATATGGCCTAACGTTCCATTCAATCCTGGAAACCCTCTTATTCCTGGAGCAATAAATCCTGTAAGGGAAGATGGACGCGCTGACCCACGCCGTTATGAATATCAAGTCGCACAGAACATCAATATCACTCCGACAAAACTTATTCCCTTTACAACACTTCGCCAAACAGCAGACCAAGTAGATATTATTCGCCGTTGTTTGGAAGTAGTAAAGAATAAATTAGGCAGTATGGATTGGGATATTATTTTGTCCGATGATGCTTCTGAAAGAATTGCTGCTAATTCAGACAAAGACCATGTTCGTGCGATGGCAGAAGCACGCGCTGAATTTACAGATGAAATAGCACGCCTGCGTAATTTTTGGGAGCAACCAGATAAGCAAAATGGATACACTTGGCAAGATTGGCTAAACATCTCGCTTGAAGATATTTTAGTGCTTGATGCTTGGGCTATTTGGCCACAACAATCCGTTGGCGGAGAACTTTACGGCTTTCAGATATTAGACGCCTCAACTATCAAACCTCTTATTGACGACAGAGGTATGCGTCCAATGGCACCAAATCCTGCATTTCAACAAATTCTATTTGGCTTTCCTCGTTCAGAGTTTATGGCAACAAATGAAGTTGAAGATGCTGATGGAGAATTTACCGCAGACGAATTAGCCTATTTAGTTCGCAACCGCAGAACTTGGACTGTGTATGGGTTTAGTCCAGTAGAGCGAGCGCTACCTTTAGCAGACATTTATCTTCGTCGTCAAGACTGGATTCGCAAAGAATACACAGACGGAGTTACTCCTGAATTGATGATGGAAACCGACGCGAACTTTGGTAACAATCCAGACATGATTCGCGCTTACGAAAATATCTACAATGACGATTTAGCAGGGCAGACCGCTCAGCGTATGCGTGTGCGTATTCTTCCAGCAGGCTTCAAACCTATTCAGTTTGATGGCTACGGTGAAAAGTTCAAAGATGTATTAGACAACTATTTGATAACAAGCATCTGTGGACACTTTGGAGTTCTTCCAAGTGAAATCGGATTTAGCGGTTCAGGCTCACTAGGCGCTAGCGGCTTACAACAAGGCGAAACTTCATCAGGCGAGGCTATTGGTATTGCACCTTTGGCTAACTGGTTGAGTAAGCAAATTACAAATCTTTCTTATACCTTTTTAGGCATGTCGCGTGAATTAGAATTCAAGATTGTGTTTGAGTCTAAGGTAGATACTGAAGGCGAAGCACGCAAAGTAGATATTGAACTTAAAAACGGTGGTAGAACAGTAAACGAAGCACGCAGCAATATGGGGCTTCCGCTACTTGATACGCCACAGGCAGATATGCCTATGCTTTATGCAGGCACAGGACTTTATTTCTTATCACCAGACGGGATTATAGATGCAGCAACGGCCAGCGGTGCTTCGGCTCTTAGTGGCGAGGACGCAACTCCTGTCGCAGACACACTTACAATCGGAAATAAACCAGAAACTGAAACAGGAAAGCCTGAAGCAGAAGTGGTTGAGGAAGCGCCGACTAAAGAAACTGATAAGGCTACTGAAGAAGTTCGAAAGTTTCTAAGATGGATACGCAAAGGCAATTTCAAGCGTTCATTTAGTTTTGAAACTATTGAACCAGATTACGCCGAAGTGCTAAACAAATATGTAGGCATAGGCGACTTAGAATCTGCTCGTTGGTATGCTGAAAGATATTTAGGGCTGTAATGAAGCCAAATCGGACGCGACTAAAAACTCAATTCGCCGTTCGCCATGCTCGTTCAATACGGCTAGGAATCAAAGACATGTTCTCTATTGAGGACATTTTGAATTCTTGGTACTCATTACATCACCCAGACGCACATCAACAAACTGAAATATCTACCACAAATGCAAGAGATTGGGCTAAAGTCTATATCAACAGGGTTGATACAAGCCGACTCAACTCCGCACTTGCAAGAATTTATGCAGACGCTTACACGCTTGGAGTGGATGTAACTACTTATGAATTAGCGCGAGCGCTAGGAATACACAAAGCCGCTCCAAGTCGAAAAGAACTTTCCAACGCTCTCAAAATAGACTGGGATAATTGGAAGCCAGGAAATAGAGCCGCAGCAAACCTAGTAAACCCGCCAAATGCCCTTAGACGCCTTTTAGACAGTCGTGGAGTTACGATACAAGGAATCAATAACACCACACTAAATCGCATCGGCACACGCCTTGCTGATGGTCTAAATGCAGGTGTTTCGCGCAAGGAAATGGCTAAACTTGTCAATGAAGTTCTTGATGATTCAGAAAGAGCGCTTGTAATTGCAGGCACAGAAATGGCTTCGGCAGTTGTGCAGGCAAGCAAAGAACTCTATGCTGACTCAGGTGTTGAACAAATAGAATGGCTTGCGTCTAATCCTTGTGATGAATGTCAAGAAAATAATGACCAATCTCCCATTGGTATCGATGAACAATGGATAAATGGCGACCCACCTGTTCACCCAAATTGTTTCTGTGACATAGCACCTTATGTGGTAGATACGCAATTACTAAATGAAGATAACTAAAGTAAAGGACAACAATGAGCAATTCAACTAATGTCTATGCCGAGATTCTAAAGTTTGATGACAATGGCGATGGCACACTTACTGTTTACGGTAAGGCGACTGATGATTCATTAGATATTGATGAGCAAATCTGTGACCCTGTATGGCTTGACCGCGCTATGCCTGACTGGTTTCGCACAGGCGGAAACATTAGAGAACAACACAGCAATATCGCCGCAGGCGTTGCTAAAGAATATGAATCAAAAGCAGACGGACATTATATCTCTGCGCTTGTTGTTGACCCAGTATCAGTAAAGAAAGTCCAAAATCGCGTATTGCGCGGCTTTAGTATTGGTATCAAATCACCTCGCGTAGTAAGAGATACAAAAGCGGCTAACGGCAGAATCATTGATGGTCAAATTGTTGAAGTATCTTTAGTGGATAGACCCGCTAATCCTAACTGCCAACTTATATTGGCTAAGTCTGTTATCGGAGAAAAAACATTATTGAAAACTGAAGAACTTATTGAAAAGTATAATGAAGAACACGATGAAAGTGGTCGGTTTGGTTCTGGCGGTGGCGGTTCAGATAAGCCTGAAGAAAGTCAAAATGATAATGAAGCAACAAGACAAGCAGAACGACGAGATGATGCTGTTGCTAAAATCGAAAGCAGTAATGTTGATGAAGTTAGAGTTGGGCTTAGCGATACAAGAGATGCTGTATTAGATATTGATGAGGATAAAGCACAAGACGCGGCTGCTTCAATAAAAGAAGCACAAGACCTAACAGATAGTGCTATGAATAGTTTAGATGACGCTAAAGACGCAGACAGCGTTGGAAGCCACGCAGGTCATATTGAAGATGCAGTACGCGACTTAGAAGTAGCGCAAGGTAAGATTGAAGATGCACAAAGTTCTTTGGGTCAAGTTGAATATGACGCAGAAGACCAAGAAGATGAACTTTCAGATATGCACGACGAAATAGAATCAACTCTTGAATCATTAGAAACCTATTTAGATAATCTTTATGGTCGTGGAGAAGAAAAATCAGCAACAAACAAAAACAACAAGGAGCCTAAAATGGCAAGACAACGCAGGGCAGCAAAGTCTGCCATTGAAAAAGAAGTAGCAACTAACGAGGAAACACCTATGAACGGTGAAGCCAAAACAGTTCCTTCAAGAGATGAAATGATTGAACGCTATGCTAGCGCTCGCAAAGCATTAGATGATGTTACAATGGAATGTAAGTCTTATGGTTATGACGACATTGATAAAGCGTATGGCGAAACTGCCGAAGAAGAATCTGCAGAAGGTCCAGCAGGTAGCGGTGCTGAACACGAAGTTGGTGAAGCAGAAGGTAAAAAAGAATTAGTTGATAGCGATGGAAACGAAACAGACAAATCTTCTACCTTGACAGAGATTATTCCTGACCCTAGTATTGAAACGCTGCCAACAACAACAGAAGAAACAATAGAAGAATTCGTAGAAGATGATTCTGCGAGTAAGACCCTGCTCGCTGATGCTAGATTAGACAGCATCATTGAGAAAGCCGTAAAGAGTGCTATGAAGTCGGTTGAAGTCGAAGTTGCCGAGTTGAAGACTGCTTATACAGCAGTAGAGAACAAAGCCGCATCGCTTGAAACAGAATTAGCAACGGCCAAATCTCTCGCGATAGGTGGCGGTCCAAAACGGGCAACCATAGCGACAGGTGCTACAACAACAAATGAGTGGAAAGCCAAAGCAGATTTATACTTTGCTAAAGCATCTTCCACCACCGACCAAGTTCTTGCAAAGGGCTACCGCGATATGGCGAAAGATTTCTTAGCCAAAACCGCGTCCTCTGCAGAAACAAACTAACCTCTTTACAGGAGAAATTACTCAATGGAAAACTTAAAAGTTCAGGACTTATTCAATGAGTCCAACCCAAAAGTTGCCGCAGAGCGCCACGATGAATACATTGGAGAACTAAGCAAGTCGCTTTCTTCCCCACGGTCATTTACTAATGGCGAGATGGGTCCAGATGCTTCAAAGCAACTAGAACAACTTGCTCTTAGCAAGTCACTAGCGCCTGACGCACTAGCCTCTCTACAAACTGCTCTCGCTCAGCAACGCGGTGCCACAGCAGATATTGCTAAAGAAATTACTTTGACAAGTCCTTTGTCATCTTCTTTCGCAGCATTTGACTTGGAAGCGCCAGCAAAACTTCTTACACCTCGTCCAACACCACTTCGCAACAAGATTCCTCGTAAAAAAGGAATTGGTACATCTCGTCGCGTCAAGAGAATTCTTGGCTACACAGGTACAGGTACAGGCGGAATTGGAAATCAATGGCCTGGAGTTACAGAAACAACCCAAAACAATTTTGCACCTGGGTCTAACAACGCGCTAAACCTTATTCGCGGACCGCAGATTTCTTATGCTGCTGACGATTTGGTTTTGCCATATAACTCTTACTCACTATCTGACCAAGTTTCGTTTGACGCAAACTTCTCAGGTATGGGTTATCAAGACCTTCGCCAACTTTCATCTACTTCAACACTTTACGCAACAATGTTGATGGAAGAAAGAATGTTCCTTTATGCACGCGGAACAGCATCAGGTTATTCAGGTGCTTTAGCAGCACCAGCAACTCCAGCATTAACTTCACCTGTCGCGTCTGGTTCTGAAACAGCACTAGCCGCAGCAACTTATTATGTGTATGTAACATCTAACGCAGGTATCTCAGGCTCAGGCTTTGGTGAATCTGTTGTTACGACTGTTCAAAGCACAGCAGTTTCATCTGGTGATGTTCTAAAAGTAACTCTTTCTGCAGCCGTTTCAGGCGCAGTTGGATACAACCTTTATGTTGGAACAAGCACAGGTCTTGCTAACTGTACTTTCCAAGGTCATTTCAATGGTCTTGTCGCAACAGTACAAGGTGCAGGCGCAACAGGATTGACAGGCGACAACTTCGCTTATTCAACAACTGGCGCTGCTGCAACACGCGCAACAGCAGACACATCTGCTTATGCAACTGGATATGATGGAATTCTTCCAACTGTTCTTGGTGCTAACTCAGGCTATAACAACAACCTTGCAGGTGCAATGTTCAGCACAGGTAATCCTGGAACTGAATATCAATCTGTGTTCTATCAACTCTATAACAGCGTAAAGGCTGACCCAGATGAAATTCTTATCAACGGTTCAGACCGCAAGCAGTTATCAGATGCTATTAAGAATGGTTCAACCGCTAACTATCGTCTAAACCTAACTCAAACTGAGCGTGGCGACTATGTAGGCGGCGCAACTATTGGTGCGCTTTACAATGAAATCACAGGAAAGATGGTAGATATTACTGTTCACCCTTGGTTGCAGCAAGGCGTTTCACCTGTTCTGTCTTACACACTTCCAATTCCTGATACTGAGGTATCAGATGTTTGGTCAGCAATTAACGTGCAAGATTACATGGGTATCCAATGGCCTGTAGTTCAATTCACTTATGACTTCTCAACTTACTACCGAGGAACTTTCTTCTGCTACGCACCTGCGTGGAATGGAGCAGTTTCAGGTATTGGTTCTGTCTGATAATGTGTCTTGAATGTGGTTGTAATCAACCAACGCAAAGTCATGGTCGTAATGATGTGACTACTGCTGTAATTGTTACACCAACAGAAACACCGAACTAATTACTAACGAAAGGTGCGTCATACCGAAAAGGGCGCACCTTTCTTAGGTAAAGGCTAAGGAAGGAAACCAATGCCAAAAATGATTCCCCCAACAGGGCTTAGAGAAGTATCAGTAAAAACAGAACGCGGAACTAAAGTTTATCGGGCAGACAAAAGTGGGCTTATTAATGTTGATAACCCTAGTCACGCTAAACAAATGAAGCACGAAGGTATAGGTGAAGCAAGTTTGATGGGAACAACCCAGAACTTACATTTAGGATTTACTTGTTCTGCTTGTGGATTTGGTTCTTGGTTTTCACTTTGCTCGCGTTGTGGAACTCAAAACGAACGAATAGAAATGGACGGGTCAAGTGGCTAACGCAATCAATCCCACTACACATGGGTTTAGTACGCCGTATCTAACAAATGACGAATACACAAATGCACCCACATCTATTGATATTGACAACTTAGTATTCAATTCCAGCGACCCTGCAATACAGGCTAGTGAACTTACCAATGTTATTGCTCGCGCTTCTTCGTGGATAGATACATATTGCAATCAAGTTTTAGGCGCGACTAACGAAACTGAAACGCAACGCGCTCGCATAAGTTCAGACGGTTATATCAAATTTCACCCACGCTACAATCCAGTTATTGCACTTACCGCGCTTTCATATGGCAATCCTTCAACCGAACTTACTACTGTTACAGACTGTTCCGTTGCATGGATAGAAGACCAACAAATACTTTTTCCTTATGCTTACAACTCCGCTTTATATACTTCACAAGGTCCATTACAACTTGGTGGTGGAAGTTCAGGTTCTCAGGTTTATCTGAAGTACTCTTATGTCAATGGTTATGCAAATACTACTATTGTGACTGCTGTGGCTTTAGCGACAAGTTTAGTTACTAAATCAGGTTTGGGAATTACTGCAGGACAAGAACTAAAGATTTATGATGGTATGTACAGCGAGAATGTAACGGTAGATACTACCTATGTCTCAGGCTCGACCACAGTTCCAATAACAACAGCATTGGTCTATAACCATGCCGCAGGTGTTTCTATCTCAGCCTTGCCACCAGCAATCAAGGAAGCGTGCATATTAGCAACAACCGCTATGCTTAAAATACGCGGAGATGCTTCAATGACTATGGGCATAGGCACTTCACCTAATACCGCTTCAAATGGGGTCAATGAAAACATTGGCAACGATATGAGTATGGCTATGGATTTACTGAAACCGTACCGTAGGATTCGTTAATGAGCCGCGCTGTAGTACGCGCAAGAGTCCAAGATTGGATTTATAGCGCTCAAATTACAACCCTAAACCAAGTATTTTCATCATTTCCTAAACGAATAAACTTTCAGGTTGATTCATTTCCTGGACAAGTTTCACGCGCAGCCGCAGTAGTTTTTATTGAAAGTGAAAGCGAATCACGCCTAGCAATCGGTGGAGTTACCACTACAGGACAAGGCTTAGGTATTAAAAGAATAGACTATAATGTTGCTTTACAGGTCTATCATCATTCACTACAGCGCGAACCAGAAGACGCGATGGACGATTTTGATGCCTTGATTGACGCAATTAAGGATAGACTACGCAATGGCTTTCATGAACTAGGAGAAGATGAACCGACTGTGATATGGCAAGCCGCAGAACCATCAATAGATGTTCAATACGGAGAACCGCTAACAAACGAAGGCGGTGCTACCGAAACTTGGGCAGCAATTCGTTTTATGGTAACACAGATGATTAATAACTAAGGAGAATCCCAATGCCTCGCTATGAATACAAAGGTGAAGTGCCTAGAGCATTTCCAACTTTAGGTATCACAGTAAAAAATGGTGACTCATTTGATGGTCCTGAAGGGCTAAAGGCTCAGGGATTGTCACTTGTTTCGTCTGCTAAAACCGCACCTGCGGTTCCAACAGCACCAAAAGAAGTACAAAAAGAAGAAATAAAGGAAACACCTAAACCGTCTGCCCCGTCAGACATAATCGCAGGAGCGTGAATAAATGGCATCAGCCCAACCATCAGTCCGTAGTTACCTCGGCATAGCCAAAGAAACTACACCAGCAACACCAGTCGCAGCAACAGACTTTATTCCAGTTACAAAAGACTCGCTAAAGCCCGTTGATATTATTGCACCACTTTACGACACAGGACTTCGCGGTTCTATGGCGGAGAATTACAACTATGTACAAGGTCGCAGACACACAGAAATTGATGTTGCAGGTCCAGCATTTCCAGACACATTCCCTTGGTTTGTGGGCGGAATTATGGGAGCAGTAACAACATCAGGAGCAGTTGCACCTTATACGCACGTCATTTCGCTAAAGAACGCAACAGCAATTGGCGCAGATGCACAACCAACTTCGCTAACTCTTGAAGACTTTTATGTTGCTGAAAACCGCTTCTATCCAGGGTGCAAGGTTACAGACCTTACCCTTACCTTTAACTCAGATGGAATGTTGGAATACACAGCAAAGTTGATGGGTCACCCTTCATCTACAACTGCAGCAGCAACTCCCTCATTTAGCACAGTTCCACCAACTCCTGTATGGCGTGGAGAAGTTTCAATTGGTGGTTCTACTATCGGTTATACAACTGCTGGCGCAATTACATTAACTCGTAAAGCCGAAGCAATCTTTGGAATTAACACAGACCAAGGACCTTATGAGGTCTTTGTTGGTGCATTGGACACAACAGGACAATTCACTTTTGTGATGGAAAATGATGATGTTCTTGCTGATTTTCTTTCCAATACACAACCTGAACTTATTGTTGTTTTTGCACAAGGAGCAAGTACATTAGCAACTTCTATCGCCTTTACTATTACAAAAGGTGCTTACACTACAGCAGTAATTGACCGAGGTGGCGACCATGTTGCTATTACAGTTGATTTCTCCTCTATCGCAAATACCACAAACGCAGGTCCATCAGGCGGATATTCCCCTATCATCTGGTCAATCGATAATGCTGTTGCTACTAATATCTATCAGTAAGCAATAGCGCAGTTCGCTAATAGGGGTTGTATAAGAGTAAAAGAGCCGCCTTCCCTCTTTCGCTCCGACCCCTATTAGCCCTATAATGTGAAGGCAACCCTACGGAAGGAATACAATGTCAGAAAAGAAAGTAATCACACTCCCATCGGGAGCAACAGCAACATTCAAAGACCCAACAACGCTTCGGGTAAAAGACCGTAAGAAAGTTTTGCGAGCAGCAAGTGCCGAAGAAGGTCTAATGCAGGCACTATCCATTGTTGATGGACTAATTGCCATCTTAGTTGAAGAATGGTCATTTGATATGTTGCCACCAGCAGTTAGAATTACAAGCCTAGACGAATTGACTATGGCTGATTATGACGCACTTAGCGAAGAAGCAGGAAAAGCACAAGAGATACTATTTCCTGGACTAGTCAAAGGTGAAAATAACGAAGGGAATGTAGATAGCCCTTTCGGAAACTCCAACGGCTAAAGTGGGTTCTTGAAGGCGGCGAAAGGCACGAAGCCTTTACTTATCCTGATGATGAGTATTTCTACTATTTAGCCGCCGAAAAGTTTGGTTGGACACCAAGTCAGATAGATGAAGAACCTGCCTATTTGATAGATTGGCTATTGTCTATTTCTATTGTCGTTGATGAAGTGAAAGCGAAAAAACAATGATTCCAAACAACCTAAGATTAGTTCAAGGTGTATGGAAACAAGCATCTACTAAAGTGGACATTAAAGCGCGCATGGCTCGCGACGATATGATGACTGCTCTTATTCAAATGACTAAAGAAACTTTGAACAATGAAGGTAAAAGACCTTATAGCACAGGTCCTCGCGGTGGGCGTGTTTATACTAAAGCAATATCAGGACACCCGCCAATGATGCGAACAGGTGATTTGAAACGGTCTATTCGCGGCGAACGATTCCACACAGGTTTTGCTAATTACTCTGCTATCGTAGGACCAACAATTAGTTATGGTCGAGTGCTAGAATTGGGCGGCAATCCTAACTGGGCTTCTGGAACTAAGTTTCCTTATATGGCTCCAACTTGGGCTAAGTTTCAAGGCGTTGTCGCCGCACAAATTGTTCAACGATACTTTGGGAAAGGAATCTAAATGGGCGGTTTTCTACCACCAGTCATATTCCAAATCCAAGCCAATGCGACACAAGCACTTACATCTTTTTCAAAAGTCAATGCTCAACTAACAGCGATGGAAGCCAAAGCACTCAAAACAGGTGTTGCTTTGACGCGCATGAATAAAGCCTTAGTTCTTAGTACTGCGGTACTAAAAACAACTGCTATTGCCTTTGTTGCACTTGCCGCATGGGGCGTAAAGTCTAACATGGATATTGAAAAGTCATACAGCCGTTTAGGTCAGGCTATGGCTAACCAAGGTTTAGCAACAAGAGAAAACTTAGCCGCAACATCTGAATTAGTAAATCAGTACGAATCTCTTGGTTTTGGTAGTGAAAAAGCCGCAGATGCTTACAATGTCTTGATTACTGCTACAGGTGATATGACTAAAAGCAATCACTTACTAGCCTTATCCGCAGACCTTGCGCGCGCAAAGGACATGAGTTTAGAAGCCGCTGCGTCACAACTTGTTCGCGCAAGTAATGGTGCAGGTAGAGTATTCAAGCAATTTGGAATTACATTAGATGCTACTAAACCAAAAGCGGAAGCAACTGCTGAGGCTATGGGTAAATTGGAAGCAAAACTAAAAGGACAAGCAGAAGCATACGCTAAAACAACTGCTGGTCAATTACTAATTATGAAAGAACAAATAGGCGATATTGGCGAGGCTATCGGTAATGTTGCTTTGCCAGCGTTCAATAAATTCTTATCTGGGCTTAGAGCGATTGGCAAATTCTTAGCCGACCATAAACTTATCTTACTTAGTATTGCTACAGGAATTACAATAGTTTTGATTCCCGCAGTAGTGCTTTTGACTAAGAAACTAATCGCCCAAGCAGTTGCTTTTGCTGCGGCTAACTGGGAGATACTTGCTATTGCTGCCGCTATTGTTTCTGCTGGTGCAGCATTTGTATGGGCGTGGAATAAATTTGAAGGATTTAGAAAACTTGTAGTCAATATTGGTAAGGCATTTATTACTTTTGGTCAGGTAATTGTTGAAACAGTTGTGACTATTGTAAATGGATTTTTGTTATTAGTTAGAGGAACTGCTAATGTTCAAATAGCATTAGGCAAACTTTTCAATAACAAAGAAATGGTCAAAACGGGTCAAAGCACTTTGACTATGATTGATGATTTCAACGCTAAAGCCAAAACGCTAATAAGCAGTTTTGATACAGCAAAGAAAAAACTTGATGGACTTGTAGGTACTAAAATTGACTTATCCAAATTCAAATTTGGCGTTCCTCAAATCAAAGGTTCAGAAAACGGCGCAGGTGGAATAGACGATACTACTACTGCGGTCAAAGAATTAGCGGAAGCATTACTAACTGCTCAGCAAAGGGCATTAGATTTCAAGAACGCGATGATAGATACCGCTAAAGAAATCTATGTATCTTGGAAAACTTTAGTCAAGCGCGACATAAAAGACGCTATTCGTTTTGGTTTGTTAGACCCTGTTGACCAACTTGTAGAAAAAACAACTAACTTAATGTCGGCTTACACAACCGCTTCATCTAAGTTCGCGGGTGCAAATAATGCTCTTATTGTGGCACAAAAAGCCTATGAGAAGGCAGTTCAAGGAACAGATAAAGCCCTAATAGCATCTACTGAAAGCGCCTTAAAACGCGCTGAAGAAATAGTTACAAAAACAATGGATAACATTAGCAGTGCATTAGGCGACTTAGAAGCATTACAAACTGAGATTATTAACTCAATAGTTAAGTTATATCAAGAGATAGCAGACCTACAAAAAGAACGAATCAAGGTTATTGCTGATGGTCAATTAGAAGAAACTAAACTAACTAAAGAACATCTAATTACCCTTGCTGAATTGCACTCAGATTACGATAAGAAAGTAGCCGAGGCTCAGACAGATGCTTCCAAGCGTAGTGCTGAACTTGTAAAACAATCTATTGACCAACTACGCGGTGTTTACCGTTCCGCCACAAGTAAAACTATTGGCGATATTTTCTCTGCGCTTACCTTTGAAGGCAAGTATCTAAAAGGTGGCACTATTGAAAAACTGCTTGGTGCTCTTGGATTACAAACAGGCAAGGCTAAGGTATTGGCTGATGACGCGGCTAAACTTAGCGGCTTAGGATTTACTCAGACATTTATTGAACAAGTCGTAGCGCAAGGTCCTGATGTTGGTCATCAACTTGCTCAGACTATTATTAGTGCTACCCCTGCTTCACAGAAATCACTTCAAGAATACTGGGCTGCGCTAGATAAGCAATCTCAACACGGCGTAGATGCTATCGCTACACAGATGAACTCAGGCTTAACTCTTGCCACAGAAGAACTAACCGCGCAATTAGCACAGGTTGGTAAAGACCTAACAGCACAATTAGCAGGATTTACTAAAGAACTTGTAGATGCTACTGCTGCACAAGTCGCTGATTATGCAGAAAAACTAAAACAAATTCGCGACCTTACTAAAGCGGCTGTGGCAGATATTGATGCAAGTATTAGTAAAAAACAAGGTCAAGTTGCGCAATTAGAAAAGGCGCTAGAAGTAATTGACAAAGCCCCTGCACCAGACACTAATGTTCTTGTACCATTTATTCCTGCTGAAGATTTGCCGTATTATCCTAAAGAGCCACTACCGTTTTCTGAGACAACACCTGATACACCAAAAGAAACTGTGACTGCGCCCGTTACGACTTCAACTGCTAAATCAACAACAAGCACTTCAAAATATGTGGTCAAACCTGGAGATACACTAAGCGCTATTGCTAAGGCTAACGAAATTTCACTAACTAAATTGCTTGCGGACAATCCTAAGTTTACCGAAGTGGATAAATATAAAGGCGGAAATATGATATGGGCTGGAACAACAGTCAATATCAAGACTACTACTAACGCTACGGCTCAATCAATCGCAAATGATGTTGGCTGGGCTATTAGAACTTCTAGTGATGTTCAGTATGGTAGTTCTGTAACATCGGCTCCTGACTATGTTTCTTACAGAGCGGGAGAAAGGTAAAGTTATGGCTGTTACCTCGCTTGTCAATTACCGTTTTGCTTTCAATGACTTTGAGTTTGGTGGGGGAGATTCTGTCTATCAAATACTTACGCTTGACGGTTTAGAAGATTTACCTGTAATTCGCAATCAAGATGACAACCGAGGCTACCAAGATGGTATGTGGACAGGTCGAGATTTTCTTTCAGGTCGCACACTTATCTTTGAAATAATTGTATTAGGTGATAGCAACTATTCAATGAATTACTATTTAGATTTGTTACAAAAAAACCTAATTCCACAACAACAAGGCACAGGATTACTGCAGTTTCAACTTCCTGGAAGTGATTTACAACGCATCAACGCTCGTGTTCGCCGCCGTAATGTACGCATAGACACCAGTTATTCATCAGGTATGGCAACAGTAAGTTATGAATTCTTTTGTCCTGACCCACGCTATTATGACGATACTCAACAAACAACCGACCTTATCAATGCGACAGCCACCGCAGGCAGAACTTACAATCGCGTTTATACCGCATCTGCTTCTTCGGGTGCTAATCCATTCACAACAGGCATGAGTTTTGGCGGCGGTGCTGGTTCTGCTAACCTAATTGTAAATAACGGTTGGGCTACAACAAGTCCATTGATTACAATTACGGGTCCAGCAATTACGCCTAGAGTCACAAATGTAACGCTTGGCTATTATCTGCAAGTGAATACTACGCTTGGAACAGCAGATGTTTTAGTTCTAAATACAGACCTAATGACAGTTACTCTTAATGGAGTTTCTAGCAGGGCGTTACTTAACAACGCATCAACTTGGTTTGCAGCACCTCCAGGAACTTCATACTATACTTTCACCGCTACAGGAACAGACAGCAATACAACTTGCGCTGTTTCGTGGCGCTCGGCTTACATTTAGGAGAATCAATGACACTACATAATCCACCGAGTTGGTTACAAAATGGTTCGCACCCTGCTGTAAATGACAGGCTAACAACAACTGGTATTTTGTGGCAGACAGAAGGCGTGTCAGATTACAACGCTTACAAAGTTTCTCAATCAGGAACTCCTGCTATGACTGTGTCTGTTGCTGGTGGTCACGCTGTTATTGAAGGCGACGAAGTAGCAAATCAAGGTTTCTATATTGCTTTTAATGATGCCGCCGTTACAGTTGCGATTACTGCTGCAGATGTAACTAACCCACGAATAGATAGAATTTGTGTAGCCATTCAAGACTCTTATTATAGCGGAGCAACAAATCTTGTAGTTCTTTCAGCAATTGCAGGAACACCAGCAGGAAGTCCAGTGGCACCTGCTGCACCAGCAAACTCTCTTACTCTTGCTTATATCGCCGTTGCTGCCAATACCACCACTATTGTAAACGGTAACATTACAGATGCACGCACGCGCGCGCAGTTTACTGATACACAATTTACTGCCGAAAATGTTGCTGCGAATACTATTCAAATCAATGGTATAGCATCACAAACTGGTAAAGCCTTAAAAATTAATGACTCAACAGGAACACAAAAGTTTGCTGTTGCGATTGATGGCACCCTTACTTTCCAAGATGGTTCTACTCAAACAGTCGCTGCTGCAGGTGGAGTCACTAGCGTAAGCGGTGGTAATGGCATAACTGCCACAGGAAGTACCTCAGTCAGCGTAGCAATAGATACAACAATTACTGCTGATTTAACTTCTACTCAGGCATTAACTAATAAAACTTTGACTGCACCTAAGATAAACTTAGGAATCAATGCACAGACACTTACTACTTATACAACAGTTTTAGCGGATAATGGCAAACTTATAACGCAATCAAATAGTTCATCTATTGCTACGACAATTCCTCTTAATTCTAGCGTAACTTATCCCATTGGCGCACAACTTACCTTTTCACAACTTGGCGTTGGTCAAGTAACTGTAAGCGGAAGTGCTGGCGTAACAATAGTTTCAACAGGCGCAACAGCCGCAACACCTAAAACTCGCGTTCGATATTCTACAATGACTCTTATTCAAACATCAACAGATAACTGGTTAGCGGTAGGTGATATTGCGTGAGTCGTTTAGCACTGACTCCTACTAATGTGCCAGCAAGCGCATCGGATATTTCTACGCCAACTTTACGCACAGGCGATATGTATTACAATACTTCTGTTGGGCTAAAGATTTACAATGGGTCAGCGTGGACTATTGGTCCTTCTTTAATTGTACCTATATCAGTATCTTCAATTGGTTTAATTATTAAAGGCGTTGCATCACAAACTGCCAATCTTCAAGAGTGGCAGGATAGTGCTGGAACAGTTTTAACCTCTATTCGCTCTGATGGAAGGCTGTGGGCTGGCACAACAACAGAAGGCTATGCAACATTACAAGCAAAAACTTATAATGTTGGTGCTTTAGCGGCAAGTTTTGAAGGAATTACAAGTGGAACTCAGACTGTAGTTTATATTAAATCAATCGGTGCAGCACAGCCAGGCTTAGTGATTCGCGGCGCAACTTCACAAACTGCAAACTTACAAGAATGGCAAAATTCGGCGGGAACAGTTCTTGCTAGCATTAATTCAAGTGGACTTCTAATTCCCTCAAACGGGCTATTATCTGCAAATAATTTGACTGGTATTTCCGCTGTCGGAGAATTAGCAACAGGATTTACTTATGTTAAACTTGGCACCGCTTCAGATTTTGCTACTGCTGCTAGTATAAATTTTGGTGCTTTAGTAAATATAGGTTCTGGCGGTAATGCTGCGTTTGTTCCATTAGCGATTCGTGGTTCTGCATCCCAAACTGCAGACCTTCAACAATGGCAGAACTCTAGTGGAAGCATATTAAGTCGCATTGCTTCAAATGGTGTTATAAAAGCAAATGTTGGTCTAGTCGCTGAAAACAATACCTCGGGAAACTACACAGCGCTACAGGTAAATTCTTATGTGCCAAGCGGCGTTGGCATAATCGTCAAAGGCGCAGCCTCACAAACCGCCAACCTTCAAGAATGGCAGAATAGTAGCGGGACTGTGTTTGGCAGCATTGGTTCTGGAGGTGCATTTGATTTTCAGGTAGGTGGTCACGCAATCACTTCTTATAACACAGGTCAAATTATGATGAGAATGTTTGCTCCATCAGGGCAAA